CGTCCTCCGGGATACCTTGCGGCTTGTATATTCATCCAACACAGATTACTTTGCTGTTAGGCTTTTTATCTGCTGGCAGTCAGTACCATATAGAAACACACTAATTACGTGCTACCGCCTCCAGCAATAGTCGCTACTCTAATGCATTTCTATATAGAGCCAGTCTCTCCTAGATGTCACGCCTAACGCTGACGTTTGCGTATATGATATAAATGTTGACTACCTTAGTGGCCCACAGTCACGTTTGTCCACTCGCTTCTAGGTCGCTACTAAAATGAGTAATTAGTTCATTTGTTTGCCATTACATACCATATAAAAACACACTAATGCCTATTAAACGAATCTTGCCCGGGACTTACTTAATGTGTTTTTATATGGTAGGACGTAAGAGATTTGAACTCTTGACCAACGGATTAAAAGTCCGCTGCTCTACCTACTGAGCTAACGTCCCATATAGTTCTTGTTTGTGTTGTCTACGCAAAGCCTTGAACGATTTGCGATGACTACCCGCTTTTTTAAACAATGCTAACTTCACGAAGGGGTTACGTGGAGTAGCGATCTTCTTACTTAATTTCATATCACTTCCTTGGTTAAAATTAATATTTTTCGTTTATAAATTCATAAACAAAATTTTGCATATCAATAGTTGCTCTGCGTAAAAAACTTTTGCATACTACTACTGGTGTAGGTCTATATACAATTTTGTCATTTATCGCAAATATTTCTACTTTTGAATTTACAGGATTTACTTTACGTATTTTTCCTATAACACGATTTCCTGTTTTACTTTTATAGTAAACTAAGTCATCTTTTTTTATAGAATTGTATAGCATATAAACTCCTTTAATCAACTGAAGAATCAATTATACAATAGATTGGATTTATTGTCAAATTTTGGAGGTGAGGGTGAGATTTGAACTCACGGTTTTCAGGATTTGCAATCCCGTGCAATGGGCCGCTCTGCCACCTCACCGTAATACTCTGGCGGAAAGTATAGGAATCGAACCTATGCACCGTTATTCACAGTGACGGATTAGCAATCCGTTGCCTTAACCACTCGGCCAACTTTCCTCATCTTGGTGGAGAATACTGGGATCGAACCAGTCGTGCTATTAAGCGGCGGATTTACAGTCCACTGCATCACCATTGATGCTTCTTCTCCGTTATATGGTAGAGCTAAGGGGATTCGAACCCCTGTACCCGCCGTGAAAGGGCGGTGTCCTAGGCCTCTAGACGATAGCTCCATATTAGATTGGACTTACATTTAACCAGACTCTGCATTGACGGCTCGCCTTGTTAAAATGCCAGAAAAACTTTGGTGCTCCTAAGGGAATCTAACCCTTACACTAAGTACTTTCCGTACTCTCCAATTCTATAAGTAGCGAACTTATCATGGATCCAAGTAGCGAACTTGTCGTGGAAACATCGGAACATAAACTTGGCGCACCGTAGGGGACTCGAACCCCTGACCCCCGCCGTGACAGGGCGGTGCGCTAACCAACTGCGCTAACGGTGCAATAATCATTGTTAAGTGCTATCGTGCAAATTTAGTCGTGAAGTAGCTAACTTGACAAAGCCGATGCAGTTATATTAGGACCCGCCTCCGGCCGATGGGGCCCGCATAGTAGATGATCAGTCTACGATACCTTGATAACACTTAACAATGATTGATAGTAAGTATAGAGAGTACCCTACCATTCTCTCTTTTTACGTAAGGATTTAGACCCGGGTCATATACAAAACTATCTCAAAATACACTTAAGGAACTCCCTATCTGTCGCCACCGCCTGTTCGTGTCCTACTAGGGGCTTACGTTTTAAACATCCCCGGGTACCGTCTTCCGGGCTTTAGTTCGTCATTACTGCCTACATACCCGTCGCTATCGCCAAGCATTACTGCCCTGTTTCATGTAATGTGCGCTATAGGCCCCGTCAGGCCGTACCATATGTTCAAGCAACACATTACCTAACGGTGTAGGTAACCTTCAGTATATTTTGAGATAGTGACTATTGCTAGTCACTACCAAAAATTCATCTTGTTAAAGAACTTGTAAACTGTGAATGATTTCTCAGTTCATGTATGAATTATACTACCTATTTGAATTGTTGTCAAATCGTTTGTTGTTTTTATGCAACTTACTTTCTGTCTACCTTTCAAATCAATTTCTCAATTCATAGATGAATTATATACTAGTTTGGATATATTGTCAATCAGTATGTTGTACATAAACAACAGATTTAATTAGTAAAATTAAACCATCCAGTGACTATATATTTGTCTTGCGTTAAGGATGTTACACCTCTATGAGTATATGTCCAGTCACTGGGCCATATTAGTGTTAATCCTTTTTGTGGTTTAATTTTTAATTTTTGATGAAAGAATTCTGTTTCGCCATTATCTGTTACATCATTCAAATAAGTCATATAGACTAAATGTCTTGATCCAACTGGTTGTGCTATGCTATGTCTTTCAGTATGCCATGCATGATATCCAGCGCCTGGCTTATAGTATTGTATATTAGGACGTTCAGTTATACTCCATTTTGAATAATGATTACAATATGGAAATTTTTCAATGTACTTGTCAGTTGCTTGTTTTAACTGAATAAAATACTTGTTGGACATTGTAACATCCGTAAGTTGTATATCTAAACTATCTTTTTCTTTTATGTTTACACGATTACCATTTCTAGTAGATGTACTACCAGTAGATTTCTTTTTACTTTGTTTAAAATGATTTATCAACTCATCACAAAAGGTTGTATCATCATGGATATAACCTGCTATAAAAAGATTCTCTATACTGTTGATTTCATGTTCTTGCATATGTTTGGTCCGGCGTAGAGGAATCGAACCTCTATAATGAATTTAGAAGACTCATGTCCTATCCGTTGAACGAACGCCAGAGTTAAGAGGTTGATTGTTAGATGGTGCCCCCTGAGTGAATCGAACACTCTCTATCTTACGAAGACGGATTACAAATCCGTTGCCATCCCATTCGGCGCAAAGGGGCGAAATTTGTCCAACTGTTACCTTACGCTCTCTCCGTTGGCGATTGAGCAGCCGACATTCTTAAAGTCATCTCGGAACTGACTTGTTTGGCTCCACAGCCTGGGCTCGAACCAGGGACCAATTGATTAACAGTCAACTACTCTACCAACTGAGCTACTGCGGAATTGTACTAACGTTTTATTTATAATGAATTATAACACCGAATACTTTTTATGTCAAGTACTCGGTGTATGTTTAAGACAACAATATCCTATATTCTCAAAATGAATGATAAATAATATCATGCATCATATCATAGATAACCAAATCCTAGAATTTTTCGGTACACCTGATAACAAGTACTCCATTTGATCGGCAAGGATATTGCGATTTTGTAAAATCATGTTTTCAAAATGTGAAGGGACATAAGGTACGTATAACAATTCCATACGTGCCTCTTTTAATGTCTTGTGACCCTTTTTACTATTACAATCTTTACATGCGGTAACTACATTAGTCCAAGTGTTTTCGCCACCTAAGAATTTAGGGACAATATGATCACGGCTTAGATTGTGATGATTTGGAAAATGTCCGCCGCAGTATGCACATACATATCTATCACGACCAAACAATGTACGATTGGTTAGTGCTACACTAGCATGTTTGTATGGATTGAATCCATGACCTTTTACTGCGATAATACTTTGAGTTTCTAAATAACTCATTTCTCCTGTTTTTTGAAATCCACCACGATACTTAGCAACTACATCACCCATACTCCAAGCAACTGCATCTTTTGCGTGGTAGGTAATAGCATCATCATAAGAAATCCATTGTCTTGGGACTCCGCTGATATCAAGTGCTAATACACTCATGTTGTTCTCCTTTGTGTCATATAAAAAATAACACCATACTCTTTTGGAATATGGTGTCTAGTTATTGGATTTGATATCCAAGTCGCTTTGATCGTTTTAACAATCTATGCGTATGAATCGGTTGTTGCTGGTTTAGTATCATGTACTAAAAACTCGTTGTCATCATAGATTTTAACGTGATGTGCATTGCTACGTCTTGCAAAGCTAAATGCACTTACAAAATCTTCAAAAAATGAATCTTCTGTTTTCAATATACCATCAATCCAATGATGTGTTCTTACTCGGTGGCTCATATATTACTCCTTACTGAAATATTTAGTCCAAATCTTCTCGGTCTTATTAGTATAGCGTGTTAATGCCCATTGATTTGATTTTACATTCAACCAAGTATGAGTATATGCTAATCTTAATTTTTCAACCATTTCTTCGCTTTCAGTTGGACTAGCAGCAAATGCAGGTACTTTCCAAGGTATCTCATCACTTCCAACTAGGGGTACACCTTGACTAACTAAGTCTGCACCCACGATATTAAATGTTTCACTGAAACTAACCTGTAGTCCAATATCCATTTTACTACATAGTTCTAAAAATTGTTCTCTTGGCGTCCATTGATGATTAATCAATTGATGACCACTATCACTTAATTGCTCAAATACAGATTTAAGATTGTTGATAACTGGTCCACCATTCATTTCAATACGTCCAGCATTGATATGAAAACGTAATTTCTTACCTAATTTGTTTGCAAAATCAATACTTGCAATTGCTTGCACTAAATGATTCTTTAATGGTCTTACTGCGCCAAAACATGCAATATCAATTGTATCTTTTTTCTTATCTAATTTCTTAGGTGACTTGTAATCCTGAGGATAATAGTTTGGAAGATAGATAATCTTATCATCCATATTAACGTTTGGAGTTTTAGTCTTTAAATATACTTCAATCTCATGCATCATTCTTGGTGCATTGATTGCAAGTACAACTTTATCTATTACTGAATAATCTGCTATCCAGTCAAGTGCAATACTTTCACCTGCTAAGAAAGGTAATTCGCTGTGTACACGAATAACCCAAATTACATTAGGGTGTAATTTTTTAAGTATTTGCAATTTGATTGGAGTAACCCATATGGCTTCAATTACCACATGAGTTGGTCTATGTTTTGTTACTAATCTATCAATACAATTGTTATCAATCGCTACTTCCAAATTACTTTCAATACCTGCATCATTCAGCATGGTATTCATAAATGATGCGGAATTGTATAAGCCCGTACTTAATCCAACGTGAGTATGTACTCCACTGTTGTAGTCCGGTCTACGTTTTAAAATAAAAAGTACTTTGTTTGTCATGGGGATTGTTTATCTAGTAAAAACATATTTATGCTACTATATATGACATTGATATTAATATGGGTGTAAACAGATTGTAAACACATTGGTACCCCGCCTCCGATTTGAACGGAGAATACTCTTCCTTTTGAGAGAAGTGACTTTGCCAATTTGTCCAGCGGGGCATAAATATTAATATGGAAGACATATACACAGAATTTCTTAGCCTATATAGATTGAACAATCAACCATATAAACAAAGGTTGTTTGCAGGACCAAAACAAGAATTTGTGTTAGATCCTATGTTCAATAAACCAAAAGATGAGTTTATTGAAACCGATTTGTTTGGTACCGATGACAAGAGTTGAACTTGTGACACATGAATTTTCAATCCACTGCTCTACCAACTGAGCTACATCGGCATTAATGTTGGGGTGACTGATGGGGTTCGAACCCACGACAACAGGAATCACAATCCTGGACTCTACCAACTGAGCTACAATCACCATTGAAAAATTGGTCTCCCTAGAAAGATTTGAACTTTCACCACATGGTCCCAAACCATGTACGCTACCAGGTTACGCCATAGAGAGTTTG